CCATTGGCGCGAAGTCCGGATACCCACTGCCCGCTCGACGGCGGACTTAACAACCTCGCGTGCGACACCAAAGTCCACGCCTTGCAGATAGGGGAGGCTGGCAGTGAGGCGGTCGGTCACAGTAGCGAGCTTTGTGGACATCAGCATGGAGTGGTAGTCATCTGTAACGGCCTGCGCGAAATCACGGATTGTGTTCAGCGAAGAGTACCCGCGTGCGCCACGGCGTGCTTTCGCCATGGCAGCGAGACGGCCTTTCGGTCCGCCCTGTAGCCGCTCAATCTCCATCACGAACTTCTCAAATGTCTCAAGGTCCTTGACGCCGCTGGCTGTCACCGCGTGGATAGCTTCGTCGAGGGCCATCTGGGAAACACGGCCTGCATCAAGAATCTTACCATTAAGCTGCTGCGCGAGTTCGCGTGCGTGCAGCATGCTGTCTGTAGCGTGGACCACCGGCTCTCCGAGTTCATTGAAGGAGATTACGCGATGCGCTCCATTCCAGCGGTGGGGGAGCAGGCCGCGCATCGGCTGGGCCGCATCGGTCATATCAATGCCCTCTCGGCGCATCGCCTCGTATCGCTGCTTCTGTAGGTCGAACGTCTTGTCCAGCAGGTCGTTGTACGCTTTCTTCGCTGCGGGGGTCATGTTCAGCGGAGCCATCTCCTCGGGAGTAAGCTCGTACCGCTTTGGTCCAACATAGGATATGACGCTGCTCTGCTCAGCGTCCCTGTGGAAGAACCAGTTTTCGTCGGTCTTACGCAGTGCCTCCATAAGAGAATCAATCTCAGGCTTGGTGAGCCTTTCATACAGGGCCTCGACCTCTCGGTTGAACAGGGCAACATGGTTCGCAATCTTGCGCTGAATACGCGACAGTTCTTTCAGGTCGCGCAGCGGAGCCTTGGCGGCGCCGACGCCGCGCTCTGCCAGCTTCTCAAAATACTCGCGTGGGAATTTGAAGGCAGCCACGGTCTCTGGGGCGGAAGCCTTGATGGTGTTCTTGATGTTCGAGGTGATGCCGGTTTTCGCCGCCATAGAGGTCGCCACCCCGCCAAGGGTGAACCCCATTGCTGCGACAAGCGCGGCCTCGTCTGGCGGCATGTCTTGGCCGGTGCGCTCTGCACGGGCGGCGGCAAACGCCATGTTCTCGATAGCCCCAGCGGATGCACCAGCGGTTACGATACCCAAGTCACGGGCGATACGCCCCTTCGGGGTGTCCATCTTCAAGAGCTTCTGGACCTTCGGGAGTTTTGTGACCGCACCGAGAGTCCCCCCACTTGCAATGGAGGTTACAATGAACGGCAGCCCTTCACCGATGAACCGGCCAGCGGCGTAAGTCGGGTTTGTCTTTGCTTCCTCTACAATCCCGTCCACCATCTGACGGAACGCGGTGCCCATATCGAGTTCGTTGTCCCAGATTGCCTTGCCCATACGGTACACACCGACAGCGGTATCCACGGGGTGCGTGACTATCTGCTTGGCATCTTCATATGTCGTGGTCAGCCCTTCGCCCAAGCCGGAGGCGAACCCCGCATCGGGAGCGGAGGCCCCGCTAGTGACTAGCGGAGCCGCAGCGACAGGAGGCGCGGGTGTGGCCCCGCCGAAATCAATGTTGATGTCTGGGAACTCCAGATTTCCAACGCCGTCGGAACCCGCGAACGGGTTGATGTCGGGAAAGCTGAGGTTCGCCAAATCCCCTGCGGAGGGCAGGGAAGGCGCTGGACCAGCGCCCATCCACTGTGCGTCAGCCACCGTTCGCCCTCTCTAGCTCACGCATCAGGACCGCCTTCTCCCCGACCGACAGCGGCAAGCTGTGGATATATGCCCTGCCCTGTTCGACAGGCATGCCACGCAGCGCCATGGCAGGCGTGGCGGGGGGTTCCTGCCCGTTAATCTGCCCAAGGAGACCGCTGACAGACGTTGGCACTTTGAACCACTCAGGTGCGCCGGATGCAGGGTAGGCTTTCTCAACAGCCGCCCTCTCTTCCGCCGCTCTCAGCGCAGCTGCTTTCTCTTCCGCCGCTCTCAGTGCAGCAGCCTTCTCCTCGGCAAGCCGAGTGGTGATTGTGCCGATGGTGCGGTTTGCAATGTCGCGGGTCTGCGGGTTATTCATAAGCGCGTTAAGCTCGACCGAGGCTTTCACGACCTCGGTTTTCAGCGAGTCCCTCCGCTTCACCAGTTCGGGGTTGGCGTCAGTCTCCCCTCCGGCGGCCTCCACCTGCTTAGCGACTTTCTCGAACTCCGTCCCGTAGGTACTCCTCCGGACTGCCGCCTCTGTGACCTTGGCAGATACGGTCGCTTCAAGAGCCGTTTGCCGCTCGGTTTCCGCCTTCCGGCGCCCACGGGTACTGGCAACGTCTTGGCCGAGCCAAGAGTTCCGTAGAAGTTGATATGCAGAGCTAACGGCCTCGATGGGCGCGTGGGCCTCGAAGTCGGAGATTCGGTTTGCGAGGCCAGTGTAATATTCCTCACGTTCTTTCTCGGACATGTTCTCTGGAATGTTGTCGGCTTCCGACACAGCCCTGCGCAGAGCAATCGTAGCTTCACGCTCGCGCTTCCCACGAGCCATCTTCTCAGCGGCGTCAGCATCCTGCTTCTCTGCACGGCTTCGATTCCACTTGCGGTCCTCCTCCGTGATTGCGTCCTTCTTATCCTGACGGGCAAGTGCTTTCAGGCGGAGGTCATTATCGAACATCCGCTGTTCAGCCAGAGCCTTCTGGGCCTCCGCTCTGGAGTGGGCCTCTGAGATATTCTTGGCAACATCCATCAGGCCGACTTGCATAGCAAGGCGACCCTCTCCGGCTTGGCCGCGTGGGTTGATGAACCCACGCTGGTTGGACAACCACTGGGTGGGTGTGGGCGCCTCGGACTTATCTAGGAACGGCATACGTCACACCCCTTACCCGAACATCTTGATGTTCGGGTCTGCCAGAATAGGAGCAGCCCCCACCGCCCCGAGGATTAGATTACTCAGGGCGTCACCCTTTGTCTGCTGCGCCTGCAACTGTGAGGCACCAAGCTGAGCCGTGAACTGCGCCCGCTGGTTGTCCGACGCATTCTGCAAGAACCGCTGCTGCAACGTCTGGTCGGAAGCGAGCCGATTATCAATCGCGTCCAAGAACGTGCCTCCGCCACCGGAGGTCATGAATCCGCTGTTGCCCATGTCAGCGTATGCAGCGCCCCGCCGCAGGTTGATGTCCCGCTTCAATGCGTCGAGAGCGTCCGTGAGCGCCTGCTGGTTCCCTGCCTGAGCAGCCGTGTATGCCTGATTTGCCAGCTGGCTCTGCTTGGACGAGACGCCCATGCCGCTGATTCCGCCAATGAGCTTCATGGCAGCGCCGCCGTACTTTGCGACGTTGGCCAGCGTCGGACCGTAGTTGGCCATAACCTGGGACAGCAGCGACTCCGAGGCGCCCGCACCAAGCGTGGCCCCAAGCCCCTCGGCAGTGGTCAAGGTTCCGGTGGACACTGCGCCAGTTGCCGGAGCGAACATGCTGCCCCCTGCGGCGCCGCCGCCGAGGTTCGTGGCCCCTGCCGCACCGGTCTCTGCTGCGATGCTGCCAGTGCCGGTCGCACCGATAGTTGCGGCGGCGGGGGCTGCTGCCATCATCTGTGCGGCTATCGCAGGGGACGCCATAAGGGCGACCATGGCAGCGGTCTGAGCGAACGACGGTCCACTGTTCATCTGCGCATCCGTGGCGTTGTGCAGAGCCACGTACTGCGGGTCCTTCTGCAAAGCGCGGAAGGCTGTGAGGTTTGCAGGTGTCGCACCTACGTTGTTGGCGAAGTAGTTTGCGCGTGTCACATTGGCACTCTTCGCAGTTGTGCTGTTCCCGCCACCGAGGGAGGGGTTGAGCTGCTTGGAAATCTTGTACAGCGGCACCACTGTCGAAGCATTCGGGTTTGCGGTGTACGCGGACATGGCGTTCAGGAGGTTCAGCCCCGCGCCGACATTCCCGTACTTCTTGTCATTCAGCGCCTTGAGCTTGGCGGTGAGCTGTTGAGGGGTCATTGTCATTTCTTATCTCCTTCCACCGGCGTTCAGATTCGTAGAGAACGAGTCAACAGCCCACGGTGTGGCGCCACTATACTCCACCTGCAAAGACCTTCCACTGCCGGTGATTGGTCGGCGGGAGTATCCGGATGCCAGCACGCCGCTCACTACGAACGCGGCTTTATCCACCGAGGCGCTCAGGGTTGGGGACCCCGACCGGACATGCGAGTCAACGAACATGCGTGTCTTTCTCAGGGCAAGGCTCTGGTATGCATTTACCTTCGACCGGAAATATGACGGGAAGGCGACTGCGGAATCCGTGGTAACTCCCGCAGCGAACAGTACGTGCTCGGTGAGGACCAGAGTGGATGTCCGGTGATACGCCTCGATGGCCACCGAGCCTGCGCCTTGGTCACGGGCAACGATGAAATCAATGGGCGTCTCGAAGTAGCTGCGCATCCACTGCTGTGCACGTACATCATACGTGAGCACTTCTGTGCAGGACGGCGGGTATGCCTGCTGACCCGCATCAAGCAGGGCGAGCGCGGCGACCGCGTTAAGCACAGGGACCTGAGTGCTGGCACTGACGAACACGTAGTTGTGCTCGGTCAGGAGGTGAATAAGCTGCTTGGAGGTATCATATGTCATCACCGCGCCACTCAGCTGCCACGCGGCAGTCTGCTCAAACAGTGGTGCGATGGAGATGGAGACCTCCTCCGCCTGAATGTCCCCGTATGTCAGGGTGGTTTTCGCAACGAAAACACCCGCTCCTGTAAGGAAATATACAGCTCCCTCGGCTCTCGCCAGAGCATGTGGCCCTGCCAGAACATGCTGAGACACAAACTGCGCCTTGTATGGGGTGGTGGCCCCCGCTGTGGTGACAATGCGGTAGATGCCACGGTTGGTGAACACCAGCAGGATGTCATACAAATGTTGGATGGCGATGATTTCCCCGCCATCAATAAGCTCCATGTCCAAAGAGAAAGAGTCCGCAGAGGTGACAGCAGGGGAGGTAAAGGTTGTGGCCTTACCAACGTCCGTCACCCACAGGCGCGACGGGAACGCGGTGCTGCATGCGTACCAGACGCGGGAGCCATATGCGGCCACCGCTCTCGGATACCCGTTGAGGGCCGTCCAGTCAGCATGCACGACGGCGGCTGTGGCGAGGGCGGAGATAGCCTGCGGTGGGGACTCACCGAACACCGCGATGGTGTATGGAGTCACAGCCGGAGGGGTTGTCTGGGTATCTGCGAATCTCGCGGCCTGCGGTCTCCGCGCTACGGTCGCACCGACAGGAACGGTGTACGTGCCCACGCTGACAGGAGGCGAGTCCACGCCGGACGGGGTGTTGGTCATGCGGTAAATCCGCCCTCCGGTGAACACCAGCTGGGCGCGACCGATACCCGCGTAAGTGGTGTCCTCAAATACCGCCAGCTCAAGGGATGCACCAGCAGCCGCAGGGAAATTGTGGGCAGCAGAGGTGGACCCGTTGCGGGTGAACATCTTACCACCGGCGCCGAACCACACGTTTCCACTGTCTGTGGAAGCCTCGTCAGGGAAGGCTTCGTCTGAGGCTAGGAGGTTCAGCCCCTTGTTGTGGAGGGGGGAGAGGACCTCAGCCATCACACACGAATCCGTGGACGGGATTTATATATGCGAGACTTGGTAGCCACGCGCTGAATCAGCTGGTCCGCACGCTGGTGCGCCGCCTTCGCTGCCGCAGCGTCCCCAAAGTGCTTGTCCTGCGCGATGGCGTATGCCTTCTGCACAACCGCGTCGTGGTACTGGGCGGGGCCCGCCAGCAGGTCGGCGTTGACCGTTGGGTCTGGAATGGCCACGTAAGCCAGCACCGAGATAAGTGTCTCGGGAAGCGGGTCCGTAGGCTCAGGGAATAAGTAAATCTGCCCGTAGGTCGGCGATGCCATGAACTGTGGCTGCCCGACCAGAGGGGCCTGCATCCCGGAGCGCAGGTACAGCAAGTCCTCATAGGAATACTGCTCGCTCAACAGGACACTGTTGTAGGTAACTGCGATTGTCTCAAGAACGGTGGGGGCTAATTGAAAGACCCCACCGCCGAGACTCGTCACGGCGGTCGTGGCGCGTGCCCACGGCCACCGCTTGAATGTGTTTACTGTGCGGTACGCTTCGTTAAAGAACTCACGGAACTTTGCCTCAGTCGTACCTGCCACAGCAGCCACGATGTCGGCCGACTCGGCCTCAGAGCATGCTCGGAGGACTGCATTGACAGCCTCTTGGTAGTTCATTACACAATGTCTCCGAGCATCTTATCAACCAGCTTCTTGCGAGTGCTGACCGATGCGGCTGCGGAGGCAGCGGCGGCGATACGTGCGTCGGAGTCCGGTGTGCCGTCCTCTTTCAGCGCGGACTTCGACCGGGCGCGGAACTCCGCAACCTCGGTGTCGAGAGCTACCAGCCGGTTGAGGTCTGCCTGTGCCAGACGGACGCATTTGCCTTTGTAGTGCGTGTTGTAGTCGGTCTCGGACAGGGTGTGAATGACACCAGCCGAGTTCAAGATGTTCACCATTTGAGCGGCCATGTAAGAATCCTCCAGATATTTTTTAGGGGGTAGCCCCCTCGCTAGTCACTAGCGAGGGGGTTCCCTTCCTGATGAACCCTGCCTTACAGCGGGGCGTAGAATGCGACACCGAAGTTGGCACGGAAAGTGGCAACGCCGTAGATGGTGTCAACGGTGACGAGGGTGCCCAGATATTCCTGCTTGTACTGGGCCTGCACACGAGGTGCAACCTGCATGGCCAGAACCAGAGCGTCCTTGTGCAGCAGCATGCCCACGCGGTACGAGGTCAAGCCGTCAGCAGCCAGAACGGTCGGGCACTGGGTGGTCACGAACACAGGGATGCCATACAGCTCGCCCCATGCTCCGGAACCGACCTTACCCAGATTACCGCCAGCGGCGGCTCCCCTCTCGCCAGTGGAAATGTACTCGGAGAACTTCTGGATACCGAGCAGCGCGTTCTTCTGGGAAGGCGGGATAACGAGCGCCCAGTCCTTGGACGGGACATTCGCATCTTCGAGGGTCTGAATCATGTTGCGGATGCCAACATCAGTCAGGTCGGTGCCGTTACCGGCAGCCGCAGCGGCCCACGGAGTGACGCCATCACCGCCGATTACGCTGGCGGTCAAGTTGGCGTACTGCGCCATGATGGCGGAGTCCACGTTCTGAGCGATGGCGTAAGAGGCTTTGCTGGTGTACTCGCTACGGAGGTTGTACTGAGACTGAGCAGCGGTGATGTCCTCCACCAAGAACGAGGTCTCGATGTGGGTGCCGATGGTCATGGTGAACTCAGTCTCCGTCGGAGCCTGCAACGTGACCTGCGTATTCGCAGCCTTCACGTTGGCGGTCAGGTTGGACAGGTCAGGAACGTGAACGGTGTCACCTTTCTTGCCCTGAACGGCAAAGTGCTTGACGATGTTCTTCGCCAGCAGATTTGCTTCGGTGGCGCGACGGATTTCGTCGAGCCACATCTGGGGGATAAAGGAAGCCCCAGTGGTGGTTGTCATTTGGTTAGCGCCGAGTGGCATAAGTCATCTCCTAAGAAGCGTAGTTTTCCCGATAAAAACGCAGGATTTCCGGCTGTCGGCGAGCGTATTCCTCGGGTGACAATGCCTCGATCTGCGCCCTTGTCAGGGTACTTCCCGATTTGTCATGGTGGCTACGGGGGGCCCCAGACGCCTGAGTACCGGACTGACGCTTGCTCAACTCCTTCTCTTTCTTCAAGAGATTGGCGATGATTCGCGCCCCTGCCATGGTATTCAGGGCCTCACGGTCGGCTGGAGCGAGCTGCTCGTAGTACGCCGTTACTTCTTTGCGGACGTCCGAGCCGAACTCTGACTGCAACTGACCCCATGCTGCCTCGACCTTCTGCGTATTAAGCTCTTCGCGGAGGTCTCGGATGTACGGGTCGAGCTGTGCTTGGATTTCCGGGTCAATTTCGTCCCGAGCCTGTCGGGCCGCCGACTGTGCGGGGGGCTGCTGTGCTGCTGCTTGCCGTGTCCGCGTGAACTCTGCTTGAAGTTCCTTATACCCAGCTTCCAAGTCATCAACTGACTTGTACCGTCCTGCATAAAGGCGTTCTTCCTCGGAGTCCGTGGCCGGTGGGGTGTCCTGAGCGGAGCCAGTTGTAATTGCGGTATCTGTGCTGGACGGGTCATTCGGGTCAACAATCGTTGCACGCGAACTCTCAGTCCCCAGAATTACAACATCGTCCTCGGAGCCTCCGGTGTTAGGAGTGTCCTTGTTATCTGCCATTGGTCTTACCTCGCTTTATAGTTTTCGCGCGTGCGTTTGTCAATGAACCGTTCGATGTCCATGACAAGCCGGTAACGTGCGGCTCTTGCTGCATACACCTCCCCGTAATTGGGGAGGATACTGTTCGGAGGGTCTGCACGAAGATGCTCGTCTTTCGCACGGCCTACCCACTCCATTAATTCCTGAAACGCTGGGTGGTTCTGGAGGTCCTCGTACTGCGCTTTACTGCAAGCCACCTTTGCCCCCCCCCGGCATACCGCCCATCATGCCCATCATCATCTGGTCAACCGCTGGGTTCTGCCCGTTGGTTGGGGTCCCCTGCGGAGGAGCACCCTGCGGTGCGCCCATACCTGCGTTGACTAGCTGCTCCGGCTTGAGCATGGACTGGCTGTCATCAAACCCAAGCTCTCTCCAGATGCGGCGGTCCAGCTTGTCCCAGTCCATGCGCTGGGCAATCGGGGCAATCTGTCCGATAATCTGGATGTACTGCATAAGGTTGCGCATGCGGAGTTCCCGCATACCGACCAAGCGGGAGCCGCCCGCGCGGATGGTGTACTCGTGAGACACATCCTGCGGGGACACCTCAATCCATGCAGGCTCCGCCTCGCCCAGAATACGGACTGAGACCGCCTTCTTCATGAACTGCTTGGCATTCCCGATGTACTTGCGTAGGGCGGGTGTCACACCTGTGGATTCAATGTTAGCAACCTGCTCGGCAAATCTGGAATTGCCGCTCTGGGTAAGCGCCATGACCTCGGTAGCAGTGCGGGCCGTGTTTGGCGTGCCGCCCGCCACCAGTTTGATAGCGCCCGTGGCCTCCTCGAACTTCCGCTCAAGGTCACTGATTTCCGTATATGCCATTGTTACCGAGGTATCGGGTGAGATACGCTGGAGGTTGTTGATGTCCCCGACCTCGAAGAGTGCGCTCGGCTCCGAGATAAGGTTATCCACGTCAATGACGCCGTCGTCCACGTACTTGAACATGCCGTTGATGATGACCGACAGCTCGTCCACTTTCTGGTTGGTGAAAGTGTTGATGAGATACTGGAGCGGAAGTGCCGGTTCGAGCGCACCGATTCCGTAAGCCTCTCCTGCGACGTTGGCATACCGGCAGAAGATGAACGGGTCCCGACCGTCGAGGTACGGAGATGGCAGCATGCGCAGCAGCTTCCCGTTCGCTACGGACACGACATAGTTCTCGAACCGCTCACCGTTGTACTCGAACGTGCCCCACAGCTCAAAGATGTCGAGCGGCCCACGGTCTCGGTCAATGCCGGAGGTCAGGTCAGCTTCCTGCGCAGCCGTGCGGCGATTGGCGTCCTCGTTGCCTTCAATGGTTCCTCCGGCAGAGGAGGTTTCGGCGGCCTCCTCGATACCTTCTTGGACGAACCATCCAAGAGATTCCGCCTCGTCCTCAGTGAGCCAGTAGCGGCGCATCTTGTTCCCGCGCTGCGGGTCCGAGCAGAACGGGTCCACATGAAAATACTTCATATCAAGCGGGGTGAACCGCGAGCATTCGGAAATCACGCTCTTTCCGCTACGGTCCACAACCCAATCCACCATGGCGGCGGAGTTGCCGATGGTGATAAGCTGCTTGAGGAACGCGGAGAAGTTATCACGGAAGTTTGACTCGCTGAGCTGATGGGCAAGAAGGGAGCGCACGGCAGATGCGCGTGCGTCAAACCCTTCTTGCACCGGAGTCACGTCGAAGAAGTCTTGCGACGGGAACAGCCCTGCCATGATTTGGGAGTGGATATTCTCTACCGCGTTGAAGGATACGGGAACGAACGCCTTGGACTTCCAGCGGGCGGTGTTCTGGTTCGGCGAATGCTTGGACAGATACGCCCGTTCGCACTCAAGCCACACCAGCTCTTTGGAGTTGCGCTCCTCCGACCACTTGCGCCACGTGTCGTACACGAACCCGCAGATTCCCCTCGCATCTGTGGGGATGTCGTCGTTCTTTTTCTTATCTTCCTTCTCGTTCTCAAGCTCGCTTGGCTCGATGATTTTTGCGCGTCCGCTATTGATAGCCATTTACTTCCCTCCGGTGTCCTGCTGACCAACGAAGGTCTGCATCATGATGTCTGAGAATGTATTGCGTAGTTTCGGCGGGAGCCGAGCATTCAGCGGCTTTGAAATCTTGCCGGTGCGGGCAAACTCGTCACGTTCGTCGGCAAGAATCTTCTCAGCCTGCTGCATACCAACGAGGTTTACAAGGACCGGAAGCGTTTTCTTGTTGGCTTCCGCCATCTTCTCATCGTACATGGCCATGCGCTGAGAGTGCTCCGGTGCGCTGAACATCCCTCGCAAATCCGGTGCCGCGCCCTGCGGCGCCTGCTGTGCAGTGAGCAGTGTTTTCAGGTCCATATCATCCTCCTCGGTTTACCTTACGCTCGCGGAACACCTTCTGGGCGTTGTGCCCTTGGATAGCGTCCACGAAAACATTTAGCTTGTTCTTGTATTCGCGGTATGCATCGTCGAAAGCGCCCCTGAGTGCAGGGTCTTTCGCCTTGGCAATCCACTTTTCTGCGTGCTCCATGGCCGACCTCCGGAGAAATATGCGGTCCTCCAAATCCCCTTCTTCACAGCACGACCGACAGTACTGCCGACCAGCGGTATGGCGCCGAGCGCGGACAGCGCAGCGTCCCTGTACGCGCCACGTGTCAGGTTCTCATAGGTGTCTTTGGCAGCGAGGGCCTCGCCAGTCACGGGGGCCATCTCCGCTACAGCGTATGCTACGTCTGCGGGGGAGGGCAGCTGCCCCTGAGACTCGTTCGGGTTCTCCCCCACGGCGTTGCGTGTGCTGGGGGAGTTCCACAGAAGTTGCTCAAGCGTAGCCATCAGTACCCTCCCATGGCCGAGTCCGGTTGATAGTGGCGACGCGGCTTACCAGCGCCGAACCGTCTGCGCGGGGACACGCGATTCCTGAACGCACTCTCCAGCGCGTCCGAGGCGTCGTCGTGGTTGGCTCGCGGGAACATCCCAAGCTCCGCCTCGAGGTCATTCGAGTCCCCGCATGGAGTGTCACGGTGCGGGAACAGCAGGGTCCCCGAGCGGACCGCTGGCACCAGTCCACGGATGCGGACCTCTTTGTTCGCTGACGTCCGGAACTCCTCAATGCGGAAGTGCACGTTATGCGTCCGCATGCGCTCGTTGATGGCAGTTGCAAGCAGTGCTTGAAACCCGTTCGTCTCGATGTGCACAGACAGTGGACTGAACCGTACCACCTTCTCAAACAGGACCTTGATGAGCTCGTCAGGGGGGACTCTGCGCCGGAATACGTCGAGGATGTACGCATGTCCATCCGGCGCAGAACCAATCGTCACAATGGCGGAGTAGTCAGAAGAGCGCGACTTGCCCATCGAGGGGTCCACCGCCATGGTGATGTTGAGCGGATGGACCACGTTGTTGATGGTTATGGACGGACGGCAGCTGTCGTTCTGCGACAGCCCCCTCAGATGTGACGGGTCATACCGAGCAAAGTCAGCCGGACGGAACTCTGCGGTGTCCGGGTTGATGGCTTGGCACATATACTCCTGCGCCCATACGTCCGACAGCCCTTGAGAGAGCAGGCGCTCACGCTCGAGGCGCAGCTGGTCAATCGGGTGGTACTCCTCCCACAGAGACTTCGTCTCGCCCTCGATGAGCGCCGCGTACTTCGCCTTGGCGAACGACCCGTCGCGCTCGTAGATGTTATTCAGCAGAGAGTCCTCATGCAGAATAGTACCCACGATGAAACACTGCCCGTCACTGGCCAGCGCAGGCAGCGCCGCCGCGTAAAACCAGTGCTTCAACTTCGCCCTCTGCTCCGGAGTGGACACCAGCTCGTCGTTTTCGCAGTCGTCGAACAGCATCAGGGTAGGTCGGGACGACCTGTACTTGAGACCACGGAGCTTCTGCCCCGAACCTTTCGCCACCACCCTCACGCCGTTGGCGGTGGTGATGGACTCTTGTGACCACTGGTCCGTGGTCAGGTCCCCGAACAGTCGCTTGAGCTTGTCGTTGTGGCGCAGCTCGTCTGCGATGGCCTCGAGGAAGAGTTTGGACTGATTATGGGAGTCGGAGACAATGACAATGAACTTCTGCCGGTCAAATACGATGGACCACAGGGCGTATAAAAACGTGATGGTCGTGCTCTTTCCGAAACCACGGGGCACAACCACGCACTTGCGGTTACTGGTCGGGTCTTGCGCCATGGCCAAGAGCTCGCGGTGGAACTGCGGGGTGGCTGTCGTGAAGTGCCCTTGGAGAATGTCGTGCGCGAACGCCTCAATGTCTGTGAGGTACTTCAGGAGCAGGACCCTGCGGGATGTATTTAGCTCGGCGGACATTCCCGCTTTATAGGACGGCGCGGGTAGAATGTCAAATCGCAGAAGCCTGCTAGTCGTTTGAGATTTTGGGTCGCGCACCCCGAGGGGGGTATATGAACAGCGGTTCCGTCGCATAGTC